CGGTAACGTACGGTACAAGGCTCGAGAGCGTTATAGCTTCGGCTGGTCGGATCCGCTTGGCGTGTTCGGTTCACCGGGCGCTGCCTAATTGTTGTACGGAGGGGGGTTGCAAAGCCCCCCTTTTGCTGTATTCTGTGGTTACGACTAGGATTTTTTACTCATATCGACTGACCTAGCAGACGTAGTAGAGACGATATGGGGATGTGCTACTACACGAAAGGTTTAACATGGCTCAGACCACGTTCAGCGGCCCAGTCGCGTCGCAAAATGGCTTCATTGGCGGTACTTCTACCGACCCCATCGCAGTAACTTCCGCAGGTAATATCTCTAGCTCTTACGGTACTACTTCTGCCACTACTGGCGATACTCGTCTTTCTTATCAGCGTCTGTCCTTTACCTCGACTGGTTCGGGCGAGACTCTCCGTGCTTTCTCCGTTGTGACCGGTGCAGGTGCAGCTACTGGCGGCACAATCAACGGCGCACACATCTCCACGTCAATCAATACGACTGGCACAATTTCTGGCGCTGCTAACGCAATCCGTGCAACTCTGGGTGGTTCGGCAACGACTCCTGGTGGCACATTGGCTGTTCTCCAGTTGGATACTGACTACAGCTCCAACGTAACGCTTGGCGCAGCTTCTTCGTTTATCCGTGTTACGGACAGCGGCTCGCAGACTGGTGAAGTTCAGAACCTGTTGAACATTGAGAGTGGCCCCGCCGCTACCATCGTTGCAACCGGTACTGTTGGTGGTACTGCCAAAGGCATCAAGATTCTGGTTGGCGGTGTACCCCACTACATCACCGTTGGCACCAGCATTGCCTAATGCAGATAACCAAGGAATTTCTGGAAGCTGAGATTAAGGAGCTTGAGCAAGAACTGAACAAGGCACAAGTCTTTCAGATTCAAGCTCAAGCCACCATCGCCGCTTATCAGATGCTAATTAATCGGTTAGACGCAGAGACGGAGAACCCAAATGGCGATGCAATATGATGTAAAAGCCGGTTCAGCAGCGGCTAATACTAGTACGACCGTATACGATAGTCGTACTCGTTTAAAAGGACTGCTAATTTCTTATGCTGGGGCTGGTACGGTAGTCATTAAAGATGGCGGAGCTAGTGGAGTCACACGGTTTTCTTTCACTGCTCCGGCTGATTCTGGTTGCGTAAACGTGATAATTCCTGGCGAAGGGATTCTTTTTGACACCGACGTTTATGTTACCAACTCAGCTAACACGACCGCAGTGGTGTTCTATGGCTAAGACCCCCGCGTGGCAACGTAAAGAAGGTAAGAACCCCAAGGGCGGTTTGAACGCCAAGGGTCGTGCTTCTTATAACGCTGCTAACCCAGGTAAACCGGGGCTTAAGGCTCCGCAGCCTGAAGGGGGCGCTCGTAAGAAATCGTTCTGTGCTCGTATGACTGGAATGAAGAAAAAACTTACGTCAGCTAAAACAGCCAATGATCCAAATTCTCGTATTAACAAATCCTTAAGAGCATGGAAGTGTTAAATGGATAGCACTATTCTTTTATGGAACGGTGGATTAAGTTTAGTCCTTGGGCTGGTGGCTTATATGGCGCACGAAAAGTTCAAGAAACTTGGCGACGTTGAGACGTTGCTTAATCAAACAAGAGTGGAGGTGGCCCGTGATAACGTCACTAAAGCAGAAGTTGAAAGAATTACTGAACACATTGATCAACGCTTTAACCGGCTTGAAGAAAAAATTGACCGGCTTATTTCAAAAGGATAAATGATGTTTAACGACAAACCACAAATACCGAGACCGGGCATCGAGATTGCTGGCGGTCGCGTTGAGCCGGATCTTATTCGGAATCCGGACACAGGCAAACGCGTTCCCGGCATTCGTTTCACCAAAAAGTTTGCTTCTGGTGGTCAGGCTGGTTATCGCAAGGTAGCTGATGGCTGCGCTAAGCGCGGTAAAACTCGCGGAAAGATGGTGTAACTATGAATGTATTTCGACGCCTAATTAGCAAAATTAGAGGAGGGGACAAAGGTAGTGGCCTCCCCCGTACAGACGCAGGTGCTGCCGAGCGTGTTCGCCTTACTCGCAGTGGAGAAATGGACAGCCGAATCCCCGCTACTCAGATGATGAAGAAGGGTGGCAAAGTTGGCGCATCCAAGATGGGTGCTGTTAAGACAGCAAAGCCCAGTATGGGATCAGCCTCTAAACGCGCCGACGGTATTGCTCAGCGTGGTAAGACGCGGGGGCGGATGGTATGAAGAAGATTAGTTTTGGCGCAGGCAGTATGGGTGGCAAATCTGCCGATATGGGTGGCAAACCTATGCCTAAGCAAGCCAAGGTGGGCAAAGTAATGCGTGAGTTCAAGGCGGGGAAATTGAAGTCCTCGTCAGGGCAAAAAGTAACTAACCCCAAGCAAGCGATGGCGATTGGCTTGAGTGAAGCTGGGCTTTCTAAACCCAAAATGAGAGAAGGTGGCGAGATGAAAGAGTCCAAAGCAATGATGAAGAAAGAAGTGTCTTTCATGAAAAAGAAAGGTGCTCCTAAAGCCATGGTTAAGCATGAGATGGCTGAAGCTGGCATGAAGAAGGGTGGCAAAGCTTATGCTGCTGGTGGTCATGTATACCGCAAAGCCGCTGATGGCCCCATCGTTAAAAAAGGTAAGACACGGGTTACAGAAGTCAAAATGAAGCGTGGCGGGAAGGCCTGCTGACATGATGGCGAGCCGGGGCATGGGGGCGATAAACCCCTCAAAGATGCCGAAACCTAAAACAGAAACTCGTAAAGACGGGGATAAGTTTTCTATGTACGCCGAGGGCGGCAAGGTTTCTCGCGTCAATGAGGCGGGGAATTACACCAAGCCCGGCATGCGCAAGAGTTTGTTTGAGCGCATTAAAGCTGGCGGAAAGGGCGGCGCTCCTGGACAGTGGAGTGCCCGTAAAGCCCAGATGCTGGCTCAGCAGTACAAGAAGGCTGGCGGTGGATACCGGGATTAAGTTTCCGGTATACGACCCCTCCGAGGGGAACGTGTTTAACTGGATCTTGCAGGCGTCAGAAGACTTTAGACAAATAAGGCAAAGGCAACGGTATGTCGAACTTGAAAAAGCCGCAGAGAAGTCTAAAGGCGTGGACCAAGCAAGAGTGGAGAACTAAGAGTGGCAAACCTTCTACGCAAGGAAGTGAAGCGACCGGCGAAAGGTACCTCCCCAAAGCCGCGATCAAAGCCCTCTCCCCGCAAGAATACGCCGCCACCACCCGAGCCAAGCGTGCCGGTAAAGCCGCAGGAGCACAGCACGTACCACAGCCTCGTACGGTGGCTAAAAAAGTTGTTCGGCACAGGAAAATAAAATGACCACATCCGGTACCTCTACCTTTAATTTAGACCTCAATAACCTCGTTGAAGAGGCGTTTGAGCGTGCTGGGGGTGAGCTTCGATCTGGTTACGACCTTCGGACTGCACGCCGCAGCCTGAACCTTTTGACAGTTGAGTGGGCTAACCGAGGCATCAACCTTTGGACTATTGAGCAGGGTTCGATTGCTATGGTTCAGGGCCAGATTGTTTATGAGCTGCCGGTTGATACGATTGACCTGTTGGATCACGTTATTCGGACTCAGACTGGCGTTAACCAGACCGACATCAATATCACCCGTATTAGTGTTTCTACTTACTCAACGATCCCTAATAAGAACGCGCAGGGGCGTCCTATTCAGGTCTGGATCGACCGGTCTTCTGGGGCAACTTACCCTCCGGGCGGGCGTCCAAACGGAACAAACACAACAACTGGGGTAGACCATCCTAAGATTAACGTCTGGCCTGCGCCAGATCAGAGCGACTACTACACCTTTGTGTATTGGCGTCTTCGTAGGATTCAAGATGCGGGTAACGGCACGAATACCCAAGACATCCCGTTCCGGTTATTGACGTGCCTGGTAGCGGGGTTAGCGTATTACATTGCTCTAAAGATCCCAGAAGGCCAGCCACGGCTTGATCGCTTGAAGATGGACTATGAAGAGCAGTGGATGTTGGCATCTTCTGAGGACCGGGAAAAGGCTGCTCTACGGCTTGCGCCGCGTGAGTTGTTCTACTAATGCCGAGTAAGTTTGCCTCTGGTAAATGGGCCATATCGCAGTGCGATAGGTGTGGGTTTCGGTACAAACTGAAGCAACTGCGCCAGCTCGTTATCAAGACAAAGAACGTCAACTTGCTGGTCTGCCCCACTTGTTGGGAGCCGGATCAGCCTCAGTTGCAGCTTGGTATGTACCCCGTCAATGATCCCCAGGCGCTTCGCAATCCACGGCCTGATACAACGTATACACAAGCAGGATACACTGGGCTTCAGATTGAAACGGGCACTGGACCAGATGTTGATCAGACCGGAGATCCGTCTGGTGGTAGTCGAATTATTGAATGGGGCTGGTATCCGGTAGGCGGAGCCAGGGCAAACGATGCAGGGTTGACGCCAAATGCGTTAGTGGCTAAAACCTTTGTTGGAACAGTAACTACTTCTTAGGAGAAGAAAATGAACATGCGTTCTATCGCAAAAACTGAAGCAAAAAAGGCTGTCAAAGGTCACGAGAAATCTATGCACGGTAAGGGCTATCGTGCCGGTGGCAAGACTAGCTTAGAGATGAAAAAGGTAGGCCGTGGTATGGCTAAGGTTGCAAACCAGCTTTCCCCCGTTCGCAAAGTCCGAAAGGCAGGCATCTAAATGGCTAAGTTCAGCAAAAAGGTTATGGGCAAAGAGGTCGGGCAAGCCGACGTCTATGCTGCACCACACAATATGAAGGGCCAAGCGACTAAGATTCAGGACATCGTAAAGACCGGTACTGGATCTGAAGACGTTAAGCGTATGAACATGTCCGTAGGCAACATCACCGCTAAAACATTCCCCGAAACCAAGACTTCTGGCATTAAAATTCGGGGTACGGGTGCGGCTACTAAAGGCGTCATGGCTCGGGGACCGATGGGTTAAATATGAACTACTCTCAGCTCTTTGAAACGATCAAGGGATACGTCGAGAACGACTTTCCCAGCACCACCTGGACGGACCCTGCCGGTACAGGCACGGTCGTTTACACTCAAAAAGAGCAGATTGATACGTTCATTCAGCAGGCTGAACAGCGGATCTATAACACGATCCAGTTCCCGGCTATTCGGAAAAACGTCACCGGTACTACGACAAACGGCAATAAGTACCTGCAGCAGCCGTCAGATTTTTTGTATACGTACTCTTTGGCGGTCATCGACCCAGATACTGGGATCTATGAGTATCTGCTAAATAAGGATGTAAACTTCATCCGTGAAGCGTTTCCGTACCCATTAGTGACTGGCAAACCCACTCATTACGCTTATTTTGACGCTAATACGTTCATCTTAGGGCCGACGCCAAACGATAACTACCAAATGGAGCTGCATTATGGCTACTATCCGGAGTCTATTGTTACGGCGGGTACGTCTTGGGTTGGCGACAATATGGACTCGCTGCTTCTTTATGGGGCACTGCTTGAGGCTTACACCTTTATGAAGGGTGAGCAGGACGTAATTGTGGTCTATCAGAAACGGTATGACGAAGCCTTCATGATGGCTAAACAGCTTGGCGACGGTAAGCTCCGTCAGGATGCCTACAGGGATGGGCAGGTAAGGTACCCCGTTAAATGATTACGCAAACCCAAACCACGTCGTTCAAAGAGGAACTCTATGAGGGGGTACATAACCTTCTCACGGATACCATCAAGATTGCGCTTTATACAGCCTTTGCTGACCTTGGTGCCGACACTATCGCCTACACGACGAGTAATGAAATCACCGGCACGGGCTATACGGCTGGCGGCATCACGCTGACTGGGGCAACAGTATTGGCATCTGATACTACGGCGTTTGTTAGCTTTAACAACGCGTCTTGGCCCGGGGCTACATTTACTTGCCGTGGCGCTTTAATTTATAACGCAAGCAAAGCTAATCGGTCAGTTGCTGTGCTGAACTTTGGTTCAGATCGTACGGTGACAAACAACACATTTACCGTTACATTCCCCGCTAATACAGCGGATAGCGCAATCATAAGGATGACCTAATGTTTTCAGCTTCTGGCGGTGCTTTACTTGGCAATATCAAAGCGATGGGAGTCTCCGGTCGGGGGTTCACACCTGAAGAACTTGCCGATAACGCCGTAGATCGAATTATTGCTGTAAGCGCAACGGCTGATCCGGTGATCCGGCAGCAGGCTGAAGCGTTCAAAAACCACATTCGTGCTGTGTTGGTGAGCTACGGAAATCAATGCGTCCGATCAAACCACACAACGATTGCTAACCGCCTCCGCGATGCGGGGCATCCTGAATTAACACAACTTTTGGAGAAATAAAATGCCTGGATTTACAACTGCAATGCCCACCTCGTTCAAAGTCGAGATCCTCAAGGGCGTTCACAACTTTACCGCCTCTACAGGTAATACATTCAAGCTGGCTCTTGCTAAGTCTACTGCTCTGGTTACTGGAACATATGGCGCTGCAACAACTAGCTACGACAACCTGACTTCTAACTCTGATGAGCTGGCAAACGGTAACGGTTACTCGACTGGCGGTAACACGCTGACCTCGATTACCCCCGTAGCTGACGGCACAACCGCAGTCTGTGACTTTGATAACACCACCTGGACGTCGGCAACTTTCACGACTTCCGGCGGAATCATTTACAACGACACAGCTTCGGGCAACCCGGCTTGCGCGGTTCTGAGCTTTGGTGGCGACCAGCAGGTATCTTCGGGTGACTTTCAGATTCAGTTCCCCGCTGCCGCTGCCGCTACCGCGATTATCCGTATCGCTTAAGTAAAACATGACCTATAACCTCGGCTGGGGTCTAGGCGCCTGGGGCGAGAATGGCTGGGGCGGTATCGCTGTTGGCTATGAAGTCACGGGCGTCTCTGGCACTGGCGCAGTTGGCACCGTTTTAATACGGGTCGATAACACTGAGGTTGTAGACGGAGTTGAAGGAACCGGGGCTGTAACGGCCCCGACTCCGCTTGTAGCGTATAGCGTTACAGGTGTTCAAGGTACGGGCGCAGTAGGTAATGTCCGTGCTACTCCCATCGTATTCTTTGAAGTTACCGGCGTATCTGGTACCGGCGCAGTCAATGACGCCAACTTTGCTCTGTCATACACTCCAACTGGGGTTGATGGACATGGAGAAATTGGCGGCTTTATTGTTCAGACTAGCGACATTGTTGTCCCTGATGCACTACCTATTGTTGGTACCGGAGCGGTTGGTAATGTAGTTGCACTTGCTTCTTACGCAGTTACAGGTGTAGAAGGCACAGGCGCTGCTGGAGATGTTGTACCCACACCTATAGTTCCAGCAGTTGGGGTTCAAGGTACCGGAGCAATAGGTACAGTAGCCTTCCAGATCCTTAAACTTGTTGAAGTAACAGGTGTTTCTGGCACTGGCGCAGTTAGCACGGCTGCTGGTGTTCCAACGGCTACCCCCGTTGGTGTCGAAGGTACCGGTGCTGCTGGTGACGTAGATGTCCAAGTTACTAAAGACGGGATTGTCAGTACAGTTGGTTATGGCGAAGTTGGAAACGCAATAGCAACGCCAACAGCAACGCCGTCTGGAGTTGAAGGTACAGGC